GGATAAACCAGTATAATGTATTTGCTGGTACTCGTATTTTTGTAGGTCTGTTGCTTAGTGGCTTATTTATCAACACACTTAAATTACTACTCAAGTCGTCAATTCGGTTATTGTAATAATTAAAAACATAATTTTCATCACTTTCCGCAACTACACTTCCAATAGTTCCATTAAATTCCTCTTTAATCTTAATTTTAACCTTAACCCAAAATTCGCCGTCGCCGTTTTGAAAACTAAAGTATGAATTTACATATTCTCTTACCACCCCTGAAATATCGAAGATACCTAAATAGCTTATTGGACGTGGAAATGTTTTCATAGTAAATACATTCACGCCGTCCACATAAATATCAGCAACATATTTATAGTTCTCTTTTGTAGGGTCTGTTGCGTTAGTATCATAACAAGTATAAACAAGTGGGCTGTTTACACTTTGGTATTTTTCTATTTGAGCAATTATTGTCATTTCTTTGGTATTATGTTATTAATCAAATCTACTTTCACTGCTATACCTAATTGTGTTTCAAGGTATGTTTCAAATTCTTTTGTTGTATCTTGCCAAAAATGAGTGGATTTAATTCCAAATCTTTTAATCATAAACGCAGCCGTTTTAGCTTCTTGCAAACTTGCATCTTTTACTTTCAAGCCTCTAACCTCACGCTGTGATACTGCTACGTTAACATTTGCAGTAGCTTTTTTAGAACGTAGCAAATATGCTTGGACGCTCTTAACCATTTCACCTTGTGGATTTACCCCTTTGGTTTTAAACTTAAACCTAGAGCCTCTACTATTTGCCCACCCATCAACCCCCTCATCTATATAACTTGCATATTCTAATGCTTGGATTTCAACATAAAAAGTTTCACCCTCTATTTGCAAAGCAAGTGGTTGAATACTTTCGCCTAAGTCCCCTGTACTATCAATATCTTTGTCCTTTAACTTTTGAGCAAGTTTTAATGAATAATCGGCTGCCAAATTGGTTAGCATATTTTGTGTGTTGCTAAAATCAACTGGTTTATAGTTAGCACTATCTTCTACGTTTAAATCAATAAACCCATCATTTAACGCTTCTAATTGTGCCTTAGCTATACTCATTTATTTACTCATTTTAGTTTCATAATCTTGCTTACTTTTTAAATAGCTTAAATCGTTTAAGGCTTGGATAACTGGCAACTCATAAGCCTCATTTAAAGATATGCAATTATGGTCTGCGACTTGCTTTGCACTAAATATCCAGCCATATCTTTCGACAAATGGGTGTGACTTTAACTTTTCTTTTTTGTCGTATTCATTAAAGTCTTCATCGTTGTTATCTTCAATCTCAAACAAGCCTTTGTAAAGTTTCATAAACCCTTGTAAACTTTCAATAAAACTTAAACAGCCATTTAATATATGCTTAACATTTAATTTTAACACTTTATTTGCTAAAACTTCGTGCTGCTTATTCTTTTTGATTATCAATGTTGCTGCAACTAAATGCAAAACCTCTATTGTATCGTTCTTTAACCAGTGTTGTAATTCTATAAATTCGCCAAAGGTTAAATGTTTCGCATCTTTTTTCAACTTCAAGCGTGAATAAAAAGGCTTTTTAAAGTCGGTATTAAGCATCTTATTCATTTTGCTAACGTACTTAATGAATTCTTTGCCACTTAATCCGTCAACTTGTTCAGGTGTAAGCCCAAACAATTCACAAACAATCATTGCCAGTCGTTCAGTTTCATCTTTGATTGTGTTGTTGATAGTGTAGCAAATTTGATATTGTGCAACAGTCATATTTATATTATACCAATTTTACTAGAAAATGTTTATTTTAGCCTATAACCAGCTTGTTTTGTTTTTTAAGTTTGTTCAAAGCTACATATCTTATGGCATCGATTGCGTGGTTAAATGCGTCAATTGGAATATTAGGTGTATCGCTCCAACGATAGTTCCTAAACTCTTTTATTAAATTTGTGCTGTTTGATGTGATGTTTAACTTAAATTCGTGCAATATAGCAATCCCATTTCTTACACTATCAGCACCTTTTTTCGCAGCTATAATGTTTGGATAACCGCCGTTGCGAATATCTGTAATACTTTTAGGCTCGGCACTATCGGCAATAATAAATTTGTCTTTTCTAATACCTAAACTATTCATTCGCTCGATTATTAAGCTATTAGTTAATTTTGTTTCGTAAATAAGTTCATTAAAGATAAGTTCGTTGTTGTATTTATAAACGCCACATAAAGAGGTGGGGTCTGCAGTATAACCCCAATCCAACCCATAGGCAATAAGTTCTGCATCAACGGGCACTTTGTCGATTTGTGTAAATTCAAATATAGTCCCTTGTAGGCTGCCAATTTCGCCTAACCCATAAACCTTATACCAATTTAACCAATAAGGCGAAGCTTCAGCTTTCTTTTTTGCGTTAAGGATAAAGTCTATTGCAGACTGTGGACAAGCCTCATTATCTAGGTAAGTAGTAATTATGAAGTCCACGTTTTCATCTTGCTGCAAATCTGTATGAAACCAAAACTCGTTTGTCGGATTCCAGTCTAAGTAAACCCCTTGCTTAGTTCTCATTGCCAACTCATTGTAAGCATTGAAACTAATATTATTGCACTCGTTTATGTATAAGTAGTCACGCCTTGCCCCACGAAGTTTAGCATCGGCATCGGCACTAAAGAACTCTATTTGTGAGCCGTTGGAAAATGTGTATTTGAAATCTGTCCCATTAAATCGGTTTTCAAACCAGCGTCCAGTATCCTGCATTATCTTTTTGAAGTCCTTAATGCAACCACGTTTTAAATGAGGAATACTTTCGGCTACTACTGAAATATCTATATTGGGGGTCTTTGCTGCAATATCAATTAGGATAGGTAATATTGCGAATGTTTTTCCACTTGAAGTGCCACCTTGTATTCCTTTTACGAACTTTTTAAGTTGAAGTATTTTGTTAATAGTTGTTGTTCTTATGAACATATCTATTTATTTTCAGGGAATAACGGCTGCTCGATGTTAGTTGTTTCAGTACGTTCTATAAGGTTGTTTAGTCGTTGGGTTATGCTTGGGTTGTACTGCCCAACCATACCACCCTCTATTTGGTCGTTGCGTACAGCTTTTCTTACACGTGTACAGATAGTTTGATAATCTGTGTATCTATTTTCAGTATTTGCGAAGTATTGGCTTAAATCACTAATTATCCCCTCATTAAAGCAATACATTTCAAATCCCTCAATTGTTAAAGGAACTCTCAAAGGGATAGCTACTACATTGCCAAACTTATCCAGCTCATTTTTATAACGTGGGTTAGCCTTTGTTTGCTCGGAGTATGCTTGAAACAGTTCCCAAAACCTTTCAGGCGTTTCAATAGCTTTAGTCCCTTTAGGTCGTGCCATTTGTGTTGTAATTATTGTAAACAAAAGTTATAAGGCTACGTACACATTCTTGACACCCTGCAACTTGAAAATCAATGTTAGTGTCAATTTCTTTAGCAATTTTTTGAAAAACTGCAAGTTCATGAATGCTTGGATAGATATCAATATCTGCTTGCACCCTATCGAGCAAGAATTTTTGATTTGCCAAAAACTCACTATAATCAGTCGTTTGGGCTTGTTGTTGTGGTGATGTACTTTTCGCCATTTTGTTTGATTATTTGTTTTGCAATTGCAATATTAGTAAAAATTGTTTTAGCACAAATATTTATTTTTTTTTCTGTTTTACGAATGCTGCCAATTTCTATGTATGCTTTAAGAATTTTTGCAGCTAACCAATTTTCATTTTCTAGCAAATCGAAGTTTATATGTTTTTCATTATATACTTCTATTTCGCACACAAACACACTTTCTATCCCCTTTATATCATCACTGCTTATATTGTGCTTCAATTTATATTTTCTGCCGTTAAACGTGTTTAAAATAACTTTGCAAAAATAAGCAACTAATAATCCATTATTTTCTAATTCAATAATCTTTTGTTTTGGTTGCTCTAACAAAAACAAAAAAGACGTTTGTTTTAAGTCGTCTTTGATGTTCGATGGAAATCTTTTTAAAAGACTTTCAACTTTTGTGTTTGTATAAAGCTGGTTGATTATTGTTTCGTAATTCACATTAGTTCGATAAGATTTGAGTAGGTAATACGCTGCTATTATTCGAGTTATCTATTACCTCGAAATGAATAGGACAATGGTAACAAGGTGCAGGTATTCCATACCAAAAGTTTATTTTGTAAGTTGTATCACTATTGACTTTAGGTACATAAATAGGCGAACGATTGCCACTGGTTTCGATATAACACAAAATTTGTTTTATATCTTTTGCGTTGGTAATTGATATTGTGAACTGTTGCCCACTAACATTTGCATTCCCAATTTGCAGCATATTTGAAGCTGTTACATTGCAAGTCGTTTGTGCAGTTTTTCCTTGTTCGTCATTTTTGCTGCAAGAGGTAAGCAATAGTGCAAATATCATTATTAAAAAACTTGGACACACATTCTTTTTATTTTTCATTATAGGGGCAATTTGATTGAAAGGATTTAAAACGAAACCAGTTGGGCAACACTTTTTACTTTTTGTCAATTCAACACCAAAAGTAATATTATTCTTTTTAAGAACCAATTTCATTTTTTCAATTTCATTTTCAGTGTATAGGCAGGTCTCACTAAAATTGATAGTGTACATTACTGAGTCATTAACTACAGATAAGTATTTATTTTTTGCTTGGTTAGTTGTAAAAAAGAAATAAAGTTTTTGTTTCATATTTTTAAATTTTAACAAAACTACAGATGTTTTTAAAATTTGTTGTTATTTCTATGCAACTCGATTGCGTAAGTTCAAAAAAACAAAAAAACCCCTTTTCTTTCTTTCTTTCTTTCTT